CCGCTCCTCTATGACCTCCAACCCATCCAGTCCGAACCCATCTTCCTCCAGGAAGAAGGTATACACATCGTCATTGAGGAGGTATTGGATGCCGTGGGGGTCGATATAGTAGAACTTCTCGCCCATCTCACGCCTTCGCCCTCAGCCGCGCCAGGAGTTCCAATTCCCGCATGGCTCTCGCTGCGTCCTTATAGCCCGCCTCTGGCCGGATCGCGGTGTAGTTCAGGATGTACTGGACGGCCTGGCCCCCCCGCGCTTCCGCAGCGCCATAGAGGGGCTGGATGATCACCCGCTCCGGCCCGCGCTCGCCAACGCCGATCAGCATGGGAGTGCGGGCTACGAACTCTCCACCAAACCCGTACCAGTTGACCGAGACGTGGGGGATGCGGATGCCAAATCCGATATCCTCCCAACTGATGGAGAAGTGCGGCAGGGGGATGTGCAGGTTGAATCCGCGGAAGATGCTCTCGATGGCGCTCTTGATCTCCTCCCAGGCCCCCGTCATCTTGGACTTGATCCGCTCCATAGGCCCCTTCAAGTAGTCGTCCCACCAGGAGCGGACAATGCCAAAAACGCCCGTCCGCATCACGTCCCACCAGTAGAGGGTCTTGTTCTTCGTGTCCTCCCAGGCATCGCTGATCTTGTCCTTCAAGTTCCGGAGGGCATTGGTTGTGCTGTCCTTGATCGCATTCCACGCCCCCTGGATAGCCCCCTTGATCCCGTCCCACCCGGACTGCGCAGTTGCCTTGATCACAGGCCACGCTGCAGCCATCGCGGTCTTGATGACGCCCAGCCCCAATTCCACAATGGTCTTGATCTGCTCCCAAACCCCAGAGAGGATCGTCCGGATTCCCTCCCAGACGCCCTCCCAGTCGCCTTTGATGAGGGCCGTGATGGTTTGAATGATGCCCCGAATGATGGTCAAGGTGTTCTCGATAGTCGCTTTGATGAATTCCCACGCCGCCCCCACGACGCCGCGGATGATAGAGTGCTCCGACTCCAGGTCCCCCCGGATGAGGCCCATCACCGTGTTGACGATGTTTCTGATGGCCGTCATCACAGTTTCTATGAGCGTCTGGATCGCTGGCCACACCGTGTTCATCAGTTCCTGAATGGCCAGCATGACAGGCCGCATCTCTTCCTCTATCTGGGGCCAATTGTCGGCCACAAAAGTGATGATGGCCGTAAGGATAGGAACAATGTTGTCACGGAACCAGCCAAAGACGTCCTGGGCTGTGGTCCAGATCGCCTCCAGCACGGGTTGGATGGCATCTAGGAAGAGAGGGAAGTTAGTTGCGGCGTACTGGACGACCGCGGTGAGGATGGGGACTACGTTGTCCCGGACCCAGCCGAAGACGGTCTCCAGGATGGGAGTCAATCCTTGGAGCGCCGTTTCCACCACGGGGATAGCCTGTGTAGCCAGGTCGGCGAGGGTGGAGATGAATGAGGTCAACGCCGGGAGGACGGCTGCCCCTACCGTTTCCTTCAAGTTGCCCAGGGCAATGTTCATGCGCTGCTGCTGGCCCTCGAAGGTGGCTGCGAAGGCCTCTCCCTGTCCGGCGAACTTGGCCTGCATCGCTGCCAGAGCATCCGTGGCTGTGGCTCCCTCCTGCAACACGATACCGTAGCGGGTGAGGATGCCTGTGTTCCCCATCGCCACCTTGCCCACGATGTCCGCAGCCGACGCCAGGTCGATGTTCTTGGCGGCTGCGAGGTCGATGGCCAGGGGCAGGAGTTCCATCGCCCGCTTGTAGTCGCCCACGGTGGTGGTGAGGCGGGCCAGGGCGTTGCGCCCTTCCCCGTCGTCCAGGGCGACGCGGCGGCCTTCGGCGGCGATGTAGTTCTCAATCTCAGCGCTGGCCGCCTCCCAGTCCGCCCCTGTTGCCCGCACGGCGGCGGCTAGGCGAGCGATACCTACTTCTTCCTCAGCAGCAGCCTTGGCCGCGTCGTAGAGGCCATAGGTGAGGGCTCCGATCCCCGCAACGGCCGCGCCACCGATGGCCAGGGCTGCCCCCTTCACAGTGCCCAGGGAGTCCTTGACCTTATTCAGTTCGCGGCTGGCTTCGTCCTTCAGGGTCAGGATCAGCGCCAGGGTCAGCGCCTTCTCAGCCGCTCCCACCTTGTCTCCTCCTCTGCGCGCTCCCGCTTCGCTCGGCGGGCTTGGGCTTTAGACCACGCCAACTGCCGCCAGAACCAGACCTCCTGCTCTCCGTGCAGGTTGGCTACGACCCACGGCGGGACACCCCATTGCTCGGCTACCTGCAGGATGATGACCCAGCCCGGGACAGATTTCCCTATGCCATCGGCCCAGAGGCGGAGGCGTTGCTTGTCTGCGGGGGGACGGCGGCTTCCGCCGCGGCCTCCTTGCGCCTCACTGCTTCCTGCACGGCAGCGAAGATGTCCTCCGGCGGCATGGAGCCCACTTCCTCTTCCGTGAGGCCGCTATAGCGCGCGCAGAAACTCCTCAGCCATCGCAGGTCCTCCGCCGTTACGTCCTGCTTTTCTTGCCATTCCAGCAGATGGATGAAATCATCAAGCGAGACCTTGCGGCGGAAAGCAATTTTGCCCATCCGTCCCTCCTTATGGCAGCGATGTCAATTCGTTCACCACCACGAACTGCGCGGCCAAGCCATCTACGTCGGAGTACAGCACGCGGAACGGCAGGGTCACGATGTTGTTCCCGTCCTCGTCATCCAGTTCTGGCACGCCCGTGTACTGGATGGCCATGTCGATGATGAGCGTCTTCTTGCTGTAGGTCGTGCCCGGCGTGGCCAGGTTGGAGCCCTCGAATTTCATGCGTACCAGCCGCACGCTCTCGTTCCGCGCCGCGGTGATCTCAGCCTCAGCCGTGGCGTCGTGCTCCAGCACCAGTTCACCCGTGATGGCATCCTCCTTGTGGCCCACATAGACGATGGTGGAGAAGTATAGGTTGCCATCGCCGGTCATGAGGGCCTTCCAGCCCGACGGGACCTCCAGCGAGAACCCCAGGAAGCAGTTGGTCTTTTGGGTCGTACCGATCGTGCCACCAGAAGCGTCGATATAAAGTTTGCCCTTCTGGAAGAGGATTTCCTCCACCGTTGGCAGGCTGAGCGAGCCGGTGAACTCGGCATCCTGGGCCTGGCGGCCACGCCAGGTGGCCGACACCATCACCGCCTCGCCCTTTGCTCCCTTGAGGGTGAACGACTCCACATAGGAGTACTCCATCTCATCCACCCGCTGGTCGTCCCCGGCCTCGATGGTAAAGGTCTTCACCATGTTGGCCGATGTGGTGGGCACGTCGTATTGGTAGATGTAGCCGGAGCCCGTCCCGTCCTGCGTGCCAGTGACCACGTTTTCGACGCTGGCGGCCAGGATATAGGGCAGTTGTTCGAATGTGGCGGGGGTATCGTCCATCGCCAGGGTCGCCCCCAACTTCGGGATGAAGGAGCGATTGGTGGCCTCGAAGAGGCCCACATCCTCCTTCACCGCCTGGGGCTCCCGTTCATCCTTCAGGACCCCCTCGCCACGCCAGATGGTAGTCGCTGCCACCGCCGAGCCGGGCGTGGTTTCTTTCCCCAACTGGATTTTCCGCAGCGCTTTCACACCCATTGTCCTACCTCCTAGGACTGAATTTTGATGTCCACCTCAATCCGCCATCCGAAGTGCGGGATGTCATTGTAGGGCCACACCCCCATGCGTCCCCGGATGTCCGCCGTGGTATCCACCGTGTCCACGGCGCCCCCCAGCGTGGGGTCGGCCTCTATCTGATCCACAAACGCCTCGTAGTAGGGCAACATCTCCTCTGTGTCGCGGGCCAGGTCCTTGAAAGGCTTGAGGATGGCACAGACGATGGTGGCCTTCACCCGCCGCAGGCCCGCGGAGATGAGCGTGGTCCCCGCGCTGGACACCGTGGCCACGGCGAAGACGCCCGGCGGGGCCACGCCCGGCGGGAAGTCGGGAGCAGCCCGCACGCCAGGGAGCGCCCGCGCCAAGGTCTGTATGTTTTTCACCGCATCGGTCAGGCTTTTACCCACTCCACTTGCCCCCGATCTCGTCCAGGAATTGTCCCACGAACCGCTCCACGACCCCCAGGCTCTCCTCAAAGGCATCCCGCAACCACCAGCGAGGCCGCAGACCGCCCCGCAGCCCGATGATCCGCGCCACCTGTGCTCCGCTCTCAAAGCCATGTCGGATGGCCCACGTGTCCAGGGCCGCCGCTGGCGGCCAGTGCCGCCCCCCTTTGCGTGGCTCGCCCTGGGCTAAGAGGCCTGTCCCGCTTTCCTGGTAGGCCATGTACAGCACGTTCGTGCCCACGGCTGCCCACTCCGGTGGCTCCCCGCTGTCCAGGACGTGGGTGATGCTCGCCCGCCCCCGGCCTGTATCCACTCCCTCGCTGGCCTTGGTGCGGTAGGCGTTCTCCAGGGCGGTGGCTGCCCGCTCGAAGAAGGCCCGTAGGGGAGCGGCATAAAGGGACTTGTCCATCTTCTTCAGGGCCTCCTCCAGCCCCTCGATCTGCATCGTCATGGGCATCAGACCGCCCCCACGCGCAGCCGCCGATAGGGAGCCAGGAGCACCGCCACGTCCGGGTCCAACTTGGGGATGACCTGGATCGTCCCCATATCTGCCGATCCCACCACGCCGAAGGGAGCGTCTTTCCGCTTCGCCAGCCGCGCGGCCATGAGCAAGCATGCCTCCTTCACGGGGGCTGGCACGGATGGCCAGCCGAAAATGCCCGTCACAGCCACCCCCTTCGCCACGCCAACGGGGAAGGAGGAATCCCCTGTGGGCGTGGCAGAGATGGCCATGTAAGGCATTCCCTCGGCCGCCGCGTTGTAGGGCCAGAGGTCATAATCTTCCTCAGCCCAGGTATCTTCGTAGTTACGGTCCCCGTCGGAGTCGGTGGCCAGGCTGGAAACGCTGACCAGGTCGTCCACCCAGAGCCAGTCGGGCTCTTCGGCTGTGTAGTAGCGGGTTGTCGCCCCCGTGTCTTTCCAGAAATGGCGGCCGCAGTACAGATCGATGTACCGCGAAACGCCCTCGATCACGGCTTCCAGGACGGCGTCGTCCCCCACGTCCGTCACGGCCTGGATGGTCACGCTGGCCCCGGCTGCCTCGTCCACCAGGCTCTCAGAGACTGTGAGTTCCCGCGCCGAATTGCCTGCGGCCACAGTGTAGTAGCCATCGTTGGACGTGCTCCCGGAAATCAGGAGAACGTCGTCTGTCTGGAACCGCTTCAGGCCGTAAGCGGTGTCGGTGATCTTCTTGGTGGCCGCGGTGAAACTGATGGTGGTCGCGGTGTAGCGGCTGGCGTTCAACAGCCGCTCCCGCAGTTCGGCTAGGGTGCAGTACCCGTGGGTGATGGCCATCTCAGACCCTCAAATAGCGGATATACGCCGTCACGCACGGGGCTAGCGCGTTGGACTGCGCCACCGACACCGTGAGCCGCCCGTTGAGGGGGAAGTAATCAAAGGCGTTGGTGATAGCCGCATTGGCGTTGTCCACAGGCTTCACGCGCGGCGCGTACAGGCCATCCGTAGCGTTGTCGGACACCACAAGGATGTTGCTGGCCCGGTCGGCGTAGGCGATGGTCACGTCCGTCGTGGCCGGGGCGCTGGCGTCGTAATCTAGGTAGATGTCCAGCAGGAGCCCCTCCAACGCCGCCGTAGTCGCGCTGCCCGACGCCGAACCCGCACTCCCTGTCGTTGTAACAGAGACTCGCTCCATGCAGATCTCAGCCACTTCTCTTCTGCCTCCCCCGCACCATGCGGTCTGCTGGTGGTCTCTCCAGGGCCCGCTCCTCTGCAACCTTCTCCACGGGCTCCAGGGTACCTGGACTGTCCCGTTCCACCCAGGCGGCTACAACTTCATCTAGAGTTACAACGTCTCCGGGCTGCCACGGCCCCAGGTTCCCAGCCCGGTACGCCTTCCGCACACGGTACTCTCTCATCACACCCTCCTAGGGGGCTAGGGACCGAGTCCCTAGCCCCCTTGTTATGCTCAGATGCCCTCCACGGTCAGGAGCACCCAGACCGTCACCACCAGGTCCGACGACGTGCCATTCCAGGAAGAGTTGGTGGTGATCTGAGCCCCGATGGTTGCGCCTGCCGAGAAGGGGATGGCTCCCCGGGGCACTGTTTTGTAGCCGCTAGCAGCAGTAGTCACCGTGACCGTCAGGTCCGTCTTCTCCGTCCCGTTGACGGTGGGGCCGATGGTCATCTGCCCTGCCGAGGCCGCTGCTGTCAGGCCATACGAAAGGGCCACCACCTCGCCCGCGAAAGGCATCACGTAGGCCGTGTTGTCCAGGGTGGACAGGGTGGTTCCGCCGTACGCTTCGATGACTTTGAGGTCCGCGTCGGTCTGGCTGGCTGCCACCGCGTCCTGGACGAAGGTCAAGGGCACCAGTTGGTACCGGCTGGCGATTCTCTCTAATTGCATGATCGTCCTCCTGTGCGGGGGGCGGGGTTACCGCCCCCCGCCTTAGCCTTACAGGCCGATGTAGTAGACCACATCCGCCCACTCGATGCCGCTTGCGGACCCAGTCGGCGTGAACCGCCCCAGGCCCAGGCGCAGTGAGTAGACGAGACGGGTCTGGTCCGTCGCCGGGATGCGCTCCGTCTCCAGTTTGACCCGACGCCGCCAGCCGACCACCAGGCCCCTGCGGTTGAAGGTCACGATCTGACCGTAGAGGTTGTTGCCTGCAGTGTTGGAGACCTTCCCCGCGGTATTGGTCTTGGGCAGCGCGATGCTGGAGATCACGGGGTGCCCGAAGACCGCCCCCACCTGGCCGGTCAAAATAGTCGCCTTCGGACCAATCTTGTCCACGGTGGTGAATTCGTCCATCGTCAGGAGCTTGTCTGCTGTCCAGGGGTCCACCACATGGACGAGATCGTTGGGGTCGGTGGGGTGGCCCCAGTCATGCAGGTAGGTCGCGTCCACCATCCGCGGATAGATCGCGGCGAAGGTCGCCAGCGTGGGCGAGCCGCCGGAAAGGCTCGCCGAGTTGCCCGTGTTGTCCACCAGCGCAGCATGGCGGATGCCGTCGAAGGCCAGGTAGTGCTTGGTGTCAGGCGGGTCCGCATCCACCAGGTTGATGTTGCCCGAGGCAGCGTTGGTATCGTCCCCGTTGAGCACCAGGCTATCAGAGTAGTGCGCCAGAGCCAACTGGGCCTGGCGGCGCAGGAAGGGGACGAAGGGGATGATGCTGTCCTCTTCCAACTCGCCCGACCACATCTGGTGGATGACGAACTTCTTGGCCGAGACGGTCACGCGGTTAGACCCCGTCTTGACCGTGCTGTAGTTGCTGGCGTTGCTGGTTGTGGACTCGGAGACGAAGTACAGTTCCGGCACGTCCACTTCCACGGGGAGGTAAGCCGTAGGCGCGGTCATCTCAAAGGTGTTGAGCAGACCGAACACCCGCGACTCCGGCCGAGCCGCCTCCCACAGCTCCGCCACGTACTGCGCCCCGATCAACTGGGCACCGTAGCCGCTCTCGGCCGTGTCCATCGCCCGCAGGGCGGCCTCGTACTGCTGCCGGTTGGCCTTGGTCACCCGAGGGAACAGGTCGTCGATGGCCTGGCGGTCAATGCGGCGAACCTCCTCCATCGGCAGGTAGAAGGCGTCGGAAATGGTCTGGAAAGCACGGGTGAGTTCCTCCGATGGCCCTTTGCCACCAGCCCGGCGGTTCGCCTCCAGGAGGTCGTACAGGAACTCGATGTCGGCGACGCTCAGGTTCCATCGAGCGAACTTGCTGCCGATCAGATGTGCATCCGGTCGGCCGAAGCGCATCTTCCGCACGAACTCCTGGTCTGCCAACAGCGCTTCCAGGTTGGCCTTGACCAGTGCCTTAATCCGCTCCTCGCTCACGGCCTCGCCGAGGGCTTGGAGCCTGTCGCTGATCTCACGGAACAGCACCTCGCTCATTTTGCTCACCTCTTCTTGTTAGATTCGCCCTGGATGGCTTTCAGTTGCTCGAGGATGCGGGCCAGGGCTTCTTCGGTCCCCCGCTCCTCCTCGGGCTTCTCGGCGCTGCGGAGCACCTCCTGGATCAGGGCCACGGCCTGCTCCAGTTTCTCCTTGTTGCGCGCCGAGAGGACTGCCCCATATCGCTGCCCCAGACCCCCGCGCGTCTCCGCTTGCGCCGCAGACCCAGACTGCGTAACGCTCTCCAACTCCTCGGTCAGACGCTTGAGCGCCCTGACCTGGCGCTGGATGAGCGCGCCCGGGTCGCCCGGCACGGGAACGGCCGAGATGTCCAGGAGTTCAGCCTTCGTCACTCGGTTCCCTTCCTGCTCCAGCGTGTCCCAACCGACTGACACGGCATGGAGGAAGCCTTCTCGGTACTTCCGCTCCACCTCCCGCGCGAAGGGGTCGCCTTGGTCGAACCAGATGTCTGAGACCAAAGTCCGCCCCTCGGCGAAAACGTTGGCGCGGCCGATGGGCAGGCGCTGGCCTGTGTAGTCGTGGGCCCAGAGCACCACCGGGTTCTTGCGGTAGTTGTCCAAGAGCCAGGCGCTCGCCTCAATGACGAGCCCATCGCGTCCCACCGCCTCGGTGCTGGCCGTGAAACGGATAGGGTCTCCCGGCTTGCCCCCCTTTTGGCGCACGTTGGCCAGAAGATAGCGCACACCCCGCTCCCGGGTTTCCGTGGCGGGAGCCGCCTTCTCGCCCGGCCATTGGCCCGTGCATTCGTGGTGAAGCCAAGCGCAGTAGGCTTCCTTCTCGCCCGGGTCAAAGTCGCCAAAATCGAAGGACATGCACTGGGTGAAACTGTCGCCCGGCACAGCAGCGCACAGGCCTTCCAGAAGCTGCGGCGGCATGTCCCGCGGCGTGACCGCATCCCCCTCCAGGCGCTCGGCCAGGTTTGGGCAGAACTTGGCAACGACCTCGCGCGGGATAGGTTTGTCCATGATCTTGGCGGTCTCGTTGGCCCAGATCGCGGCGATCTGTTTCTGCGCCTCCTCCTCCGTGGGATGGCAGCCAAGCGTTTCGCCCGAAGGCTGTCCTCCCTCGGCTTTGTACACGCAGAACTCCCCTTCATCGTTTTTCTGGATCATGTACGGCATCTCATACCTCCTAGCCGATCACTGCCACCAGCGTGCAACGGCAGTTGATGTCCTCTTCCGGCAATCCGATCTGTCCGGGGGCCGGGCCCTTTCCAGCCCCGACGACGAAATCATCCTCCAGGTCCACGGTCTGTCCGTGGGCCGCTACGTGCGAGGGGCGGGTCCGTTCGTCCAGCGCTGCCAGCCAAGTCTTTCCCACCACGATGCCCGACTGGCGGAAGGCTTCCAAAATGCCACCGTTAGAAGCCCCCACCACTTCCGTGCGGGCGATGGTCTCGGGCGTGCTCCGGATCCGGTCTCCCATCACATTCTCAACCCGCTTGGCCAATTCGGGAATGCCCTCCCCCGCCTCAATCCCCTCCTTGAGCGTTTCCTTCAGGCGGTTCCAGGTCGTCTCGTTCACCGCCTCAGCGAACCGTTGCGCTCGCTGCTCGATGAAGTGGATCACCGACGGGCTCCCTACGTTGAACTGGCCCTTGAACCCCAACTCCTCCAACTCTTCCTCACCCATGTCTTTCACGATGTCGGCGATAATGGGCTTGACTTCCTCCCGGAAGCGGGCGATCCAGTCAGCCTTGTCAAACGGCTCCTCCTCGGGCGGGAGGGCTCGCTTGCCCCTCGGCCCCCGCAACTTGGCCAGGACGCTCTCCTCTTGGCGTTTGAACAGGGTCTGGACGACCTGGGTGAACCGCTGCTCGTGCCGCCCCACCCCCCGCACGAAGCGTCCCCACCGGCGCTCGTGCTCCGGGCTTCCCCATTCCCAGGCACGGAAGCCCCGGGGTGTCTCCTCGGCCACGGGAGGAGACTGTGATGGTGAGGGCTGCGCGGGCCGTTCGGCGCTGGAGATAGGCACCAGGGCCGCCGACCCCCACCACACGTCGCCCCAGGGCACGGGGTCCAGGCCCCGCTCCTGTCGCCACTCGTTGATGGTGATGACCCCTCGGTCAATCTGTCCCGCTGCCCGCTCCCACGCGGCCGTCTCCCCCTCGTGCAAGACCTCGATGTCGGAGGTATCGAACTCGGCTAGGTCCGCCTCGCCCGGGAACATGGGCAGGAGTTGCTCCGTGAGTTCCGAAGCGATGAAGTCTGCCTCGGGTAGGAGGCAATGGGTCCAGATAGCCCGGTGCGCCGCCTCTACGTTCTCGTATGTACGCTGGCCCCCCACCAGGTCTAGGGGGACTTTGAACGCCCTGGCCACCTCCTCCAGCGACCACTGGAGGCCCCGGATGAAGTCCGCATCACGGGGCGTGACGCCGAGGGGCTTCATCTCGGCCTCGAAACGGAACACCCCCCACCTGTGCGCCTTATCCACCCCCCTAAACCGCCGGGCCAGGGCTTCCTCAATTTCCTGAGCCTGCTTCTCGGTGAGGATTTGGCCCTGTTTGGGCACCACCACGCCGCCGATCTGGAGCCCATTCACGAACAGGTTGCGGTTGGACTTCATGGCCGCGCTAGCCACGTCCGCCGCCAGGCGAGCCGCGGCAATGGGGGAGAGGCCAGAGTATTCATCCAGCGGGTTGGGGTAGCGGAACCAGATGACCTCGCTCGGACGAAACACAATTTCCTGTCCGTTCCCGGCGCGGTAGGTGAAGTGAGAGATGTACTCCGTCTCATGCGGGAAGACCGTCACCCGGTCGGGCCGTCCCCACCAAATCTCCTTGGGCGGCTGTTTCCCCGACGCACCCCGCTCCAGGAACCAGAAGGCGGACCCCCACAGGCACAGGGAGAGTTCCGTCATCTGCAGGAGGCGCTTGAGGGTCCAGTGGGGGTTCACCTTCTGCAGGAGCTCGTAGGCCCGCCCCGAGTCCACGGTCGCCCGGTTCCCTTTTTTCAATTTGTAAAGGACAAGGGGGAGGCTCGCGAGCATCTGCGCCCGCAGGGTTGCGCAGGTGTAAATGGCGTTGCTGGTGGCAATGTACTGCCCGTACTCCTCCGGCGCCCATTCCTCCGGGCTGACCCCGAAGGCCGTTGTGCTCCAGTCCAGGGCTGTCCCCAATTTGAAAGCCCGCCAGGCCGCCTCTAGCCGTTGGCGCAGGTTCATAAGAATAGGTCCCCCGTCAAGTGCGTCTTCAGCCCCATGACGCAATACCGCAGGGCGTCCATGGCATGGTCAAACGCCTTCATGGGAGCCTCCCCCGGCGCGCCCTTCCTGTCCTCCTTGTAGCGGTACTGCTCAAACTCCACGATGGTGTGGACACACTCCGGCGCGACGAAAAGGCGTGGGAGCCCGTCCGCCTGGACCGCCAGGCGGCTGCTTACCTCAGCGATGCCCGGCACAAGGTCGTTGTTGCCCGGCACAGCTGGCAGACCCCTTTGCACGAAGTCGGCGATAAAGCCGGGCTCGCTGGGGTCACAGTAAAATGCTGTGATGCCGTATTGAGCCATAAAACGCAGGGCCACAGCCGCCAGCGAGTCCTGCAGGACTCGCCGCTCATAAAATTCCTCCAGCACCCATGCTCTGTCATCCCCGTCCACACCTACTACCAGGATCGCTGCCGGGTTGGTGAAGCCCCAGTCCACTCCGGCCACGACCTCTTTAAACATCTTACCGTCCGGCACAGGACTCACGTGGACGTCCCGGCGAAAATCCGAATACACCAACCCCTCCACGGCCACGAACTCGCCCTCGATCTCCTGCCGGGCAAAAACCCCCGTGTAGCTTGCCTCCAGATCCTCCACGAAACCCGGCGGCAGGTGGGGATTCTCCCGGCTGGAGCAACGGATGAGAGCGTAGTCCGGGCCATCCTTCTCCACAAAGTACTTGTGGATCCAGTTCTTCCCCTTGGGGCTGGTGGTCACCCAGCCCCGGTGCCGGTATCCCCTCTGCCGGAGGCGGCCCTGGAGGATTTGGAACGTCTTCTCGTCCGTGTAGGCCGCCTCGTCAATGCCAAACCAAGCGATGGTCAGCCCGCGCAAGCGCTCCGGCTTGTCGGCGCTGCGGAAGAGGATCTCAGAGCCGTTCGGGAGCCGCCAGAGCATCTTGGTCTGGCTGGAGTAGGCGATGAGTTCCTCTGGGCAGATCGCGAGGAAGGTCCGCAGCGTCACGTCCCGGACCATTGGGAAGGTGGGGGCCACCATGACCCCCAGGGAGCCGGGCTGTGCCAATGCTTGGTACAGCGCCTCGTTCACGCTGGCATAGGTCTTCCCACTTCCTACGCCGCCCACGAAAGCTCGGTACTTGGCCGGGCACTTGTGGAACTCACGTTGTTTCGGGTGCGGTTCGTACTGAATCCTGATCTCCCTCATCCGCCACCCACTTCACGATGATCCGCTGTGGTTCCGGTGTCCGCCCCGCCTGTTCCAGTGCCAACATGATCTGCGCCCACTGCGCGGCATGGTGGGGGCTGAGTTGGATACCATCCTCCTGGAGCGCTCGGTAGAACTTCTCCAGGAGCAGGCGGGAGATTTTGAAGATGAGGGCAGCCGCCTCGCTTGCTTCCTCTGCAGCGCGACTCTGGCCATCTGCTGCGGATTTGCTACGGAATTGCTCGCGCTGCCGGACCCATCCCTCCTCTCGGGCCCGCTGGAACACCTGCGCCTGAGAGACTCCGAACTGCCTGGCCAGTTTGCGTAGGGAGAGTTCGCCGGTGACGTAGGCGGTTCGGATTTCATCCCAGTCCGTTGTGGTGACCACGGTCCAGCAATCCCTTCAATCGGTCTTCGGCCTCGCAATCGCCCTGGAAGGCCTTGGAGACGAGGGAGTGGAGTTCCTCCGCCGCCTTCTCCACCTGCTCCAGGGCGTGGGCGATGGCCTTGAGTTCATCTGAACGTGGTCTTCCCGCCACGCCCCACCTCCTCCAGCTTCTCTTCTAGCTTGGCCAGGCGGCGGTCCACGCGGTCCATGAAATCTCGGACCTCACGCAGGGCAGTATTCACGTCCGAGAGGGCGCGATTGTTAGCCTCGATGACGCGCGCGAGCATTTGGAGCAGCTCTTCTTGTCGCTTGAGGAAATGCTCCATGAACGTTTGGAAGCGTGCGTTGTCCTTTTCCCGGTGCATGTCGTCCTGGCGTTTCCAGAGCATCAGAATGACGACCACAAATGCACCTAGGCCGAGATCTGCAACCGTTCGGAGAATCTGCAGTTCCATACGTCCCTCGCGCTATCTCAGTCAGTGCGGCTTGCGACCGATCGCTCCACCCCAGCAGGAACCAGGCCTCTCTACCTTGCCCACACCCAAACCCTCACTGTCCCCAGGTCTGGAGAGAGCTTCCGGAATGTCTCCCGTGGCACGTCCAACACCACCCGTTCGCCTGCGGCGTTCGGCCACCATCGGGCGACCATCCCCCGAATACCCCAAGTGAACACCCCGGCGCGGTATAGGTATCCTGTGTCGGCTACCCGGAGCACGGCCACGTGCCCGCTTTCTGCCAGAACCACCACCATCTGTCCCCTCAGGCGATCCCATTCTGAGACATCCACCGCGCAGACCCCTGCATCCAGGTGGAATGGCTCGCCCGAACGGAACACTGTACCGTGGTCGTAGTAGGTGGCCAGGCCCCGCAAGTCCGGTGCGCCCAGGAATGACGAAAGGACCACGGCCACTATAGCCACGGCGGACATCGCCCCTCCAACGCGAAAAGCGGCCACCCACCCCCTGAATGGCCGCGTGTTGTTCACTCTGGCCGAGCGTTCAGTTAGCTAATCCAGGCGCACGATCGCGTACTGGACATGACCGGCCTGTACAACCAACGTGATGGAACAGGGGCCGGTTTGGCGGAATTCCCTCGCCACCCGTTGGACGAAGTCCTCTGGAGCCTCACCCTCCTGAGGCTTGACCGTGACCATGCGGTGTTCCACCAAGATCGCACCTGATGGCTCCACCCGCACGGTCACCCGTCCATAGTCTGGCAAGTTCAAGCCCAAGGGCTTCTCCTCTCAACAAACAACGCGCGGTCTCGCACTGGAACCGCGCGTTGTCCGCTCTGGCCCTTTCTACTCTTCATTATTATACCAGACGCCGTGGAGCGCGCAAATCGTTTCATGCTCTGGCTCTCTTAACTTTATCACGCCTCCCGCAAGATGCAAGCACATGGCGACCATTTCCGGGGGGTTCTGGCCTCTGGCGGGTATAATTGCTGAAATCCTCACGCAAAAACCGTTGCACGCGGGCCCGCAAGATATATAATATCCGTAGAATCCCAACTCTCAGAGGGAACATGATCCGCTACATTTCCCTGACCGACGCCCAACGCAGACTGTCGCGCCTGGTGGATGAG